ATGTGAATAAATTTCCGGATGTAGTACAATATGTTTCATAGCGGCTAAATTTTGTTGTTTAAGCTCGGCTCTACCCAGTCTACTCGTTTTAGTACTCTTAATCTCATCCATTATTATATATGGTTATATTTATAGTTTAGAAAAAACGATTCTGGTTAATGTGCGTTATTTTGATGCACCTTTTTTATTAGTGTACTATATGTTTGGCGCAATATCTAACTTCTTTAAAAATATGAGCGATGAAAGAAATAGTTGGTTATCAAAGACACAACATATACCAAACGTTGCACCAATCCTCAATCCTTATAATAAAATAAATTCAAAATAAAATAACTTAGAGAAATAACTATTGATAGTGTGTGCTCGTATAGTGAAGTTGGTTATCACGCTAGTCTTATGAGCTAGTTTCCGCAGTTCAAATCTGCGTACGAGCAATCAAATAAATATAAATCAGGTGAGTTATATTTATATTAACGATTTATTATTAAAGAGTGGTCCAATATAATTGGACCGGAAGCAATTATATAATCTACTATTTGCTGTGAGGGATTTGTTTGTTGTTTTTTCTTGTTATTTTTGTGCTTGTCATTGACAGTAATAATTTCGTACGCCTCGTCGTAAATCATTTTGAATGACAAGAATCGTTTTCCATTATCGCATCTGCATTGTTGTACGTATAAGTCCCTATATACTCTTACTGGGTCGCATGATTTGCATTGATGGTCCGAGCACCAACATTCGCACATTGGATAAAAGTTCCAAACAGAGTCATACCATTCTTCGCCAAATTCAAACCAACTGGATATAAATGAATCCGCCATGTACTCGTTGTCATAAATGAATTTAAATTCTGCGAAATTTCCATCCATGATGCTTGCATAAAGACGGCGACCTGTTCTTGCAGAAATTTCTGCCTCTGTTATTGTTTGGTCTGTATATTCTAGAATACAATGTAGGACATCTTCCGACAAAACGTGCATTAACGATACAACAATCGTGTATTTTGGTTCCGTTCTGAGTGTTATATATTCCGCGTTTGTCAAGTCGTCGTCTGTACTATCATATGTTTTGAGATAGATTGCTTTCATTTGTTTGTTAGTTATTAGATACATTAATCTAACAAACTAACAAATGATTCAATTTTAACTCTTCATTCATTGTCAATTATATTATGGATGATATTCAAATAATCGGTTGACGTTATTTTGTCCTTGTTAGATAAATTCTCTAAATTTAGAATACAAGTTAATTCGCGCGTTATTTCGAGAAGGGAATCAAAACATTCATTTATATTTTCATCCGTGTCGAACATTGATAATTTCCACTCAAAATATCGAAATCGGATTTTAATTAAGTTTAGGGTATCATTTAAATCTGTTAGTGTCGGCATATTGTGTTAATATATAATTATTATTATATTGGTTGGTGTCTATATTATTTAAAGAATCGCGAGAACTTTTTTGATTTCTTTCGGGCTTTTCTTGTTTTTCGCACAGGTCGTTTTTGTACTACTACTACTTCATTCGGCCTGTATCTCAAAAAATATTCCTCATACTCTGGGGAATTACGCTTTTCCTTTAATTCCTTATACTTTTCAGACTTATTTGCCCGCATTTCTTCCATCGTTTCTTGGTGTCCGACACATTCAATGCTAAACCGTTTTAGCAGACCCTTTTGTTCGAGTCTATTTCTTTGTTGAACGTCAAATAAAAAGGCAGCCATGCATAACAATCTATCTACACTGTAATATGGACGTTTAATGTAAATAAATGCTAAATAAAAACTCATAATAGTATCAATGGTCGCAATTTTTAGTTTATATCCCTTTTCCTGTATAATATTATAACTATGACACGCGAGAGGTTCGTAAATAAAGCAAATCATATCCTTTCCAACACGGACCTCATAATTGACCGCAACTATTTCTCCAACTGGTTCGTGTTTAATAATTTTTACATTTTTAATGCCAATATCTTCCAAACGTTCCTTGACGATTTGCGAGACAAGTTGTGGAGTTTCGGTGAATACATCAAAATCAGGGATGTCGTTAATTTTGTGCTGAAATTCTTTTGGCATATATCTTGAATACTGTGTTAGGGCATATCCCCCAAAAAAGACGACCCCTTGGTCTATCAGCGATTGTTTTACATTGTCATATATTTCGTGCATCTGTGTAGGATCGTCCATGATTCGTTGGAAATCAACCTCGTTGCAGTGCGTCGCATGAAGCGGGTAATAATGATTCAGCAATGACATTCGTTTTAATACTTTCTCCCATCGACTAATATCGCCATCTGGCCTAGATAATTCTAAATACATACTCATTCTTAAATAATTGGCAGGCGCATACAATATTCCCGCAACACGGATTGCTTCTTCCGTCAATGAAGTAAATAATTCTTTGGGAATTAAAGTTATGTCTGCGATAGGAATGAAATTTACAAACACCTTATAGGTGCCGTGGTGTTGTCCCGATTTCCCCTCTGTTTCTTCAAATCCCTCTTTTGCGAATATGTCGCACAACTCTTTTGTATCTGCAAGTGCGTTCGCCGAAAAAAAATCATAGTCTGGAATTTCAATATCCTTATCGTAAAATTGGGATTGTTTTGGTAAGATATTATTGATAGCAGTCCCGCCATAGCAAATTAATTTTTTCCGTCGAATAAAACTTTCTACAATAAGAATCATTTTTTTAATTTCTTCCGAATTGGCAGATTTTGAACCCTGAATTTGTTCTGCCTTATCTACTGCAGTCCGCAATATGGTAAGTTCGCATTCTTCAAACGTAATCCCTTTGCATTGACTTATATGTCTGTGGCTATTATTGTGTTTCATATACTATAAATATATATTTTAATCAACATCGTCCTTTAATATAAAGGCACAATCATTAAAGAATTCATTATAATTTGTCAATTGCGGGTCGATTGATTGATAACGCATTGCAACCATATTGCACTGCAATTTAATAACTTTATTTAAATCTATATTGGGCGGACTAGAACCAGCAGATGGAATGACGATGGACATTGTTTTTGGTTTTTGTAGTGCATTAACTTCCGCGCTAGACAAATTTTGAATACTCTCATATTTATATAAATAAAAGGGAGGTGTTCCACTAACCATATTATAAGCACCCGATGTTAGATATGCTTTATTGTCTTGACTCACAATAACAACTATTTTCCCCATTATAGCTGATATAAGGGTAGTTGGAGAAATGGCGCCTTTGTATAAATTGGTTATTTTACTTAATATCTTGTTAAGTGCGGAAAACATCTTAATATTCCCACTTTTAATTCTCAGATGAATAAACAATGGGTCATTGTTGTTAGGAGATATATCGCCAGTAAATGCCTGCGTGGTTATGAGCGCAAGAACTTGGTCGAAAGGAAGAGAATTATAAGTTTCCTTTTCGTGATATGAATTGCTGGTGGAAGTTGCAACTACAGGGAGGTCATCAATTGAAAATAGTTCAAAATCAAGACACCGGACACCCTGCTTGAGTATCGCCGTTAAAATACATGTTCCTACATAATCGTTTGCATAATCTCCTAGACTGCAACAATTATAGGCGGTTTTAATGTAAAATTTATGAATAGGGGAGTTCATCAAATCTTTCGGTATTCCGAGAGTATTTGTTTTATTGGGAACTGCTTCATCAATGCTAGAACATTTTCTGGACTGATAAGTCCATTTATACAATGTAAAAAGGCCAGTCCAAATTATTAGCACCGACGCAAAAAAAGATATAATAGTTGCGGCGACATCTTTATCTGAAAACATGGATACTATTTTTGCAACATCTGCCATTTCTATATATTAGTATCCTAAAAAACAGTTAAATAATATATAATAGTATTAATAGTTATAAATGCCTGGGGGATTAATGAATTTAGCATCATACGGACAACAGAACATCATTTTAAATGGAAACCCGTCCAAAACCTTTTTTAAATCCACCTACGCTCAACACACTAATTTCGGGTTGCAGAAATTTCGGGTTGATTATACGGGTCTTAAAACACTGCGATTATCAGAAGAGTCTTCCTTTGTATTTAAAATCCCGAGATATGCAGACTTATTGATGGATTCCTATATTTCATTTAATTTGCCTCATATTTGGAGTCCTATTTACAGTGCAACGGGTACGACAGATTCTATTCCATATGAATTTAGATGGATTGATAATATTGGCGCAAAAATGATTTCAAAAGTAAGCATAACCTGCGGAAATCAAACGCTTCAGGAATTTTCCGGTGATTATTTTTTAGCGTCCGTTCAGAGGGATTATACGGCGGATAAACGAGATTTGTTTAACCGGATGATAGGACATATTCCCGATTTAATAGACCCCGCAAATGGAACTGGTAGAATGAGCGGAGTTTATCCTAGCGCACAATATACAGATAATCTTGCGGGAGCGGAACCGTCGATACGTGGAAGAACCCTTTATATTCCATTAAATGCGTGGTTTTCAATGAAGAGTCAGATGGCGTTCCCTTTAACCTCCTTGCAGTACAACGAATTACACATAACTATAACTTTCCGCCCTATTCGGGAACTGTTTAGCATTGTGGATGTCCAAGATGTTGTAAATAATTTCCCACGAGTTGCCCCCAATTTTAATCAAACATACATGCAGTTTTATCGGTTTTTACATTCCCCCCCAACCGGTGTCATCGATGGAACTGACACCATGTGGATAGATAAACGCGTTCTATGGGATACGGACATTCATTTAAATTGTACGTATTGTTTTTTATCGAGAGAGGAGGCGAAACTGTTTGCGTTGCAAGAACAAAAATATCTATTCAAACAAGTAGTGGAAACCAAACTATATAATTTAACGGGTTCATCGAAAACAGATATTAAATCGCTTGGAATGGTTGCGGATTATTTGTTTTATTTTCAAAGAAGCGACGTAAAGGACCGCAATGAATGGTCGAATTATACAAATTGGCCGTACAGTAATGAAATCCCGCAGGATATTGTTCTCTCTAATTTAGAATTTACAAGTGGGGTCCAGAACGTGCAGAATGTTCGTTCTATCCTTGTCTCCATGGGGCTTTTGTTAGATGGGGTATATAGAGAAAACGTCCAACCCATCGGGGTTTATAATCTAATTGAAAAGTATATCAGAACCACCGGTAATGCACCAGATGGCTTATACTGCTATAATTTTTGTTTAAATTCTAATTCGCAGGATATGCAACCAAGCGGGGCGATAAATATGAGCCGTTTTAGTCAGGTGGAACTTGAATTTTTAACGGTGTCTCCCCCATTAAATACGACCGTCCAAACAACCGCCTTTTGCGATTCAACTGGTACGATAATTGGAATTAATAAGCCGGTGTGGAGGACATACAATTACAATTACGACTGCACCGTGTTCGAA